CACCAGCGCCAGAGAGAGTACAAGATAAACAGCCTTGCCCCGTACCGCGCAAAACGATACGGCCTAAAGTTGGTGCAGCGGCTGCAGTCGAGGTTCCACCAGTGAAAGGAGCAGCAATAAGCGCCCCAACTGCCGGAAGTGCTGCGCCACCCACTTCATATGCCAAAGCCTCAACTGGGCGGGCTGCTTGATATGCTTTAATGTTGCCCCGAATTTCATTCAAGGCATCATCATAGGATTGGCTGTTTGTATCAAAGCCAAGCGATGATGCAACATAGCCAGCAGCAGCACGCGCCGCAGCTTCCGCCTCATCCGACATTCCAAAAGTTAGACCTTGTGCCGCTGTTCGCATACGCTCGCGTGGGGCCGCTTCCACTGCCGCAGCATCCTGTGCCTGACGAGCGCGAAGGGATGCAACCGCTGCTTTCTGGGCTTCAGTCATCTCAACCATTATTGACCCTCCATGAATGTTCTGCGTTCATCTTGTGTCATTGCAGTCCACATTTCTTGAGTTACGTTACGCTCAACTGCTGATGGCGGAACAACGGCGGGAATAACAACTTTTGCTTCTGGGATAACCCCAGAATAAATGAACTCAACAGGAACGCCTGCTTGTTCAGCAAGTCTTGTATATCCTTGCAATGTCGTTTGGGCTGAACTTGCGCGTTCTGTGTAGATTTGCGTTGCAAGTTCTGCAATTTGCTGCCGCACTTCAGCGGTCAACGATCCTTCGCCAGTAATAGCATTTTTCAAAGCCTGACCGAGCGCAGGAATACGCGCACCAGCGTTTTGCACAGCAGCAACTTCGCCTTCGCGGGCCACTGATCCCGGATCAAGAATTTTTGCGAAAGCCACAGCCAAAGCATAGTCACTGGTTGCATTTGGATTTGCATAGAACGTTGTGATGTTCCCATATCCTTGCTTCACAATTTCAAATGGCCCTAGCTCTGCACGGACATCATCTCGGATAGTGTTAAGCGCAGTTAGTTGGTCGCCTGTCAAAGACGGCTGTGGCCCGCGCAACTTTTCAAGTTCAAGTTGCGCCTTTTCAAGATTGATAGCAGCCATTGGATCAGCGGGCGTCAGCGCCATCCTAAGCGCGTTAACCACATCCCCAGTGGCTTGTGCATACTGCAAAGCCCGTGCTGCTTCTGGCGTGTTAAGTTTCGACAAATATTCCAACGTGCGGTTGCGCTCGGCTTCCACTTTGCGTTCTTCGATGCCGCTTTGAAGCTGCCCGATCAGCCCTTGGTTTGGGTTCATCGTCAGCCCCTCAAGGCCGATGGCAAGACGGGCGCGGGCATCACGACCTTCTGGGCCAAACAGCCCACCGAAAAGTCCACGACGAGGCTGTTGCTGGGGCATTTGCTGCGGCATCTGCTGTGGCATAGGTGCTTGCTGTGGCGCGTTCTGAGGTAGCCCACGAATGGACAAATCCGCGACTTGGATCACGTTAGGGTTCATGCCATTTGTGCCAATCCCAGCACGGCGCAGATCGTCAAGTGTGATAGCCATTTAGCCCCCCAAAAATCCAAACAAGCCGCCTTGAGCCTTTACAGCTGCGGCAAGGCGCGGGTCTTTCTTCTGCGTTAAGATGTTAAACAGGTTTACGATTGGTGCAGCATCAGCATTCTGTGAAATGCCGCGACTTGCAGCAAACCGCGATAGCAGCCCCATGCCTTCAAGCGGGTCTTGTTGAAAGGCATTCTGCACAGGCGGAGCGAAACTTGCGGCCTGCATTGGCGGGGCGAAACTTGTGGTTTGATCCGGCATTGGCGAAACCATCTGACCAAGCGCATTGTTGAATTTATCAACGTAGACATTGCCAGTTGTCCCAAGAATGTCCTTGCGGTTGCCGCCCGTGGCTACAGGCTTGCCCGTGAACCAAACAGATGCAGCGTCTTGCGGGTTGCCGTATTTCTCGACATTGCCGCCAAACTCACCAGCAAAGACCGCATCCTGTGCCTCTTTGCTTGCCAAAAACTCCTCTGGCGTCAACCGCCGACCGAAATACTTTTCAGTCCAAGGGCCGATGTTGAAGTCCATGACCTGATAGCGACCATAGGCGCGGTTGCCTTTGGCAGTAATTGGACCAAGCGCCGAATAGTCACCGCTTCCGGCGCTTTCGATGCTTGCGATAGCATTGGCCCAATCCATCACGCCCATTATAGCGCCCCAAGACCCAAGGATAGATAGTTAAACAAGCCGGGCTGGTTCCGATCAGTCTGCGTCTGCTGACCCATATTAGCAGCGCCAACAGCCGCGAGCGGATATGTCAGTGATTGCCCCGGCGCACCAGCAAAGCCAGCGTATTGATTGCGGGCCGCATCAATCAAAGCCTGATTGATAGCCTGTTGCATCGTGCCGAACTGCTGTTGCTGCTGGTTGATTGCCTGCCCCATGTTGAAGCCCTGCTGGGACAGGTTGCCCAACTGCCCTGCCGCATTTAGCTGCTGTTGCTGCTGGTTCTGTGCCGCGCCCAAAGCAGTGTTGAAGCCCTGCATACGCAGACCAGATGCCAGTTGACCGCCCTGCTGTGCAAAGGCGCGATTAGTTTCAGCCTCTGCGATACCTTGACGCGATCCGCCAAAAGCATTTGCAGCCGTTGCCTGTGCGCCGAGCTGGTTCTGTTGCATCAGGCGTTGACGCTCCAAATCAGCCATTGACGCATCGATGACCTGTTGCGTGTAGGGGTTTTGGAATGACATAATGTCTGGCTGGTTCATGCCAGCCGCAGTTGTTCCCTGCAAAGCACCTGTGAGGGCTTGTTGGGATTGCTGGAACACGTTTCCGCCAAAGTTTGGCGTTTGCACGGTCTGAGGATTTGCGCCGCCTGCCATGATTATCTCCGAGTTGCGTTGCTAGGCTTAGAAGCCGTTTGCCGATTTGTTGGGGCAGGCCGATTTGCAACGGTTGGCTCACGTTGCGGGCTGACAAGATTACGCGCAGCAGCCGCGCCTGTGTTAAACAAGCTACTGGGGTTTATGGTGTTCACGCCGCCCGGCATATAGGAGCCAACGGTGGTTGCTAGGCCAGACAGGCTTCTGCCACCAGCAGGAGCGCCAAACGCCAGACCACCACCACCACCACCGCCATAGGACAACGGCGCGGCTGGAGCGCCTTGCATCATTGCTGGGACATTCTGCCCAAAGCTGAGAGGCGTAGAGCCAGTTTGCGGGTTGATGAACATACCCGTGATGGCGTCATATTGACCCGGAGCGCGGGTTTGTAATTCGCGCAAAGCCTGATCATACAAAGCGCCAGAGCTGTAGCCCTGCACACCGCCAGCGAAGGTCTGTGGTGCAGGCATACCCATTGACAGGTCATTGGTCCCAAGACCAAACGCCCCTGCCGCTGTGTTAATGCCCTGACCCGCTGACATCTGCATCGGCGTCATAGCCGCAACGTCTGGGCCGTAGTATGGAACATTGCCAATCGCGGCCACATCTTCAGCGCGTCGAATAGTTGCCTGTGCCGCCTGTTCAAGCCAAGCAGGAATTTTAACACTTGATGTTGTCGATCCGCCTTTACCGCCGCCACCGCTCATTCGAAGTCCCTTTCCAACACTGTCATCACTGGCTTGTATCCGTGCTTTGCAAGAACTCGCTCCCAGCCACGGCGTCCAGCGATTGTCATTGATGTGCAGCCCTGTGTTTTTCCCCAAGCAACGGCAGAATCAATCATGTCAATGATCGTTTCCATTTCACCGCCAGCTAAAAAAACGTGCAGGACACTTTTCTTAGGGTATAGCACAATCTCAGTGACAGCGCACCCCCTTTCTGCGGGCCACAATTGCATCCGCCCGCTTAAGATGCCATCGACAACATCCTGAAAGTCATGAGTGCCGCCGCTATAGCCGAGAGCATCTTCAATCCATTTACGGCAATGCTCAAATAGCGTCATCCCTGCACTCGCATAATGACCAACGTGACAGAAGGTGATGCGGGGGCATAGGCCGTTGCGGCGTGTGCTTTTAAACGCCCGTCAGTGCTGTCTACCGCCCACATTGCGCTCAAAACATCGTTGACGGCAAAAGTAAAGATTGCCGCCCGCGACACCACTGTCGTAGAGCCGTTGCTGTGAAGACTTGCAACAATTGTGCTGCCAGCGACATTTGTTCCATTCACACGCGGCCAAAATCTGAAATTTACAGCGCTGGCAGATGAACTGCTAATCTGCGCCGTAAAGGCAACTTCATACAAACCGCCTTCGAGAAAAGTTATCTCCGTCAAAGGCGACCCAGTTAGGGTTATGCCTTCAGATACAATATCGTCAAAAGCGATTTTGTAAGCTGTGTCAGCCGCAGCTGCTGTGATGTCAACGTCTTGGTTGAAGATTGCATAGCCATCGCCCAAAACAATCTGCCGCCATTCGTTGTTCTTTGAAATAACTGGATAGCCGTTTACGTTGTCCCATAGCAAAACGCCATTTTCTGTCGGCGTTGATGCAGTGGTTTTAAAGCTGAGATTGTCCCAAAACCGTGCCAAGAAACGCCGCAAGTCTTCGCCCCAAAGCCGAACATCCTGACCGATAGGCGGGATGCCAAACCTCATCGACGGCCACTCGGCATCGCATCAATGCGCGGAACGCCCCAGCGCCAGCTTGCAGTGCCTGAGCCAATAACGCGCATGGAAACCTGTCGGCCCGTAAACCGCACATCGGTCGGCGCTGCCATGCTAAAGGGGCCATAGCTGCGCTCAGTGTCGTTGGGATGAAACCGCGTCTTGAACGTCACAGTTACCTGTCCCTGCGTTTTTTCGTCGGGGATCAGCATGGATGCCATCATCGTCGTATCACCAGAGCCAATCTCGAACGGGCCGCTTTCTGCAAACACAGTTTCAGCGGTTAGGTTATAACCCGTCTCTTGGTTGTATGCGATGCCATCGGTTCCAAACCAAACAGGATTAGCAAAGACGCCAGCATCGATGCCGGATGTGCGAGCCAAAGAACCAATCGTCCAGTGGTTTTCTTCATAGTTAAAAACGACATAACTGTCGCATTCGGTGCTTGTTATGGATGGGTAGAACCACCAAATTTCGTTGAATTTGGAGTTTGTCACGGCATGGACAAGGCTTTTTTGTGATGTGCTGATGTTGTTGAAGATGTAATCGGTCACCTCGCAAGGAACGTCTTGGACTTGTCCGCCAGCGAATGCAAAGAAGCCACGGGTTCCCATCCAGAACACACCGCGATCCACAGAAGCCGCGCAGCGCCGTGAAATAGCCCCGCAGGATGATCCAACCCGCTCGAAGCCATAGACAAAGGGCGGACCCTGATATGTTGCCGCATGGGCGTCATGTTCTGTTAGGATAAGCGTTTGCCCACGCGCCTTGATCCCAAGCATGATCTGGCCGCTGGTTTGCAAATCAATGTCGCCAGCTTCGTTCGTCGCGGCAGGCGTCCAAATCGTGTTATCTTCGCGGTCGCACCACCTCACTTTGCGAACGTCACCGCCAGCGCCAAGGGCAAACAGGAAGCGTTCTTCGGTGACCACAATCGCTAAATTGCTAGTGGGCGCATTTGTTATGACAACGGCATCATTGGCAGTGTTGAGTTGCCATTCGTAAATCTTGCCGTCCTTGCTGGAGCAGGCGATCAGATATTCGCCCCAAGTGTCCAAGCTCCAAGTTGTTGCTTCGCTGTAAGTTACTGCATCTTGGCGCGGCGTCCCGTATAAATAATCACCGTAAAGCCCGCCGCCATAGCCAAGGTTGAGGGCCGCGATTGCATTGCCTGTCGTAAAACTTGTGGGTGTGATGTCGGTGACAGTGTTTGATGCCGAGATGGCAAACAGTTTTTCAAAGGTTCCCGCAGCCATCTGGCGAGTGGTATCATTTTCACTCCATGCTATAGAGCCGCGCACCTTCTTGTTTGATGAGACAGTTGCCCGCGCCACCCACCCACCGATAGGTTGCATAGTTCCGTCTGTCCAGCGGACTAGACTAGCGTCACGCCAGCGGCCTGATGCTTGATAATCAGTCCCATTGCGGTAAATACCGGGCGGAATGGCAAGCGGGACAAGAGGCATTTGCCTTACTCCGCTGGATACGGGAAGCGGGCCTTGATCTTTGCGACCTTGGCTTGCCATTCCTCAAGGGTAGCTTCACCGCGCTGGCTCATGAAGAATAGCGGGTCGGATTCTTGGCGATAGGCTGCTGCACGAAGGTCTGATTGTTCTTGCTGTGTTGGGACAACTGGCAAAGGTTCGCTGAACGTCGAGCCATCGTAAAGCCAATTCGGACCTACGCCTTCAGGCAATAGAACCCAGCCTTGCTCTGCGGCAAAGTCTTCCTCTGCTAGGACAGCATTAACAACAACGCCGCCTTCAATTACGCCGTATGAATTTACCATGTGTAGACCTCCACATATCCCGCACCGCCAGCGCCACCAGCGCCACCAAGCAAGCCTGTGCGGGTGCAACCCCCGCCTCCACCACCGCCAGCAGGGAAACCACCAGCGCCACCCGCAGCACCGTTAACGGTTGTTGCAGAACCGCCACCGCCGCCGCCACTTGCTCCTACAGTTGCTGCGCCTCCAGCCGTTGGCGCAGATGCATTAGATGTGCCACCAGTGCCAGCACCGCCCAAAACAGTTGATTGTCCGCCAGCACCTCCGTTGCCTAATATGTTACCAGAACTTTCAGACCCACCACCGCCACCACCACCGCCACCTTGGAAAGCACAGGTCTGACCAATGCCATTTCCACCAGTATTGCCAGCGTTTGATTCACCGCCTGCAGCACCAGCATTTAGAGTAGCAAAAATAGTATCTTGGTAAGTGCCACCAGTTCCACCTGCTCCGTTAGTAGTAGCTCCACCAGTAGCTCCAAGCCCCCCGCCAAAGGTAAGCAAAATTGTCCCAAAACTTCAGTTGCCCCCTGCTGTTCCGTTAGTCATACAAGCTCCGTCAGGTCCAGCATCGCCGACTGTAACTGAAATTGGGGCACTTAATTGGCTGTGCTAAAGCCAGCTTT